ACTGGCAAGACACTATCGGCGCTATGGGCGGCTGACTATCTGATGCAACGCGGTGAGATACGCAGGTGTTTGGTTCTTTGCCCTCTGTCCATCATGCAGTCTGCATGGCTGGCAGACTTGAGCAACAGCATCATCCATCGCTCTGCCATCGTCGCTCACCATACGCAGGCTAGTCGCCGCATCGAGATGATTCAACAAGACTACGAGTTTGTCATCGCTAACTACGACGGCTTGAACCTGATAGCTGATGAGGTGCGTAACGATGGTAGGTTCGACCTAGTGATCGTCGATGAGGCTAACGCATACAAGACTGTGACGACCAAGCGGTGGAAGTCATTGAAATCAATCCTCACGCCCAAGACCCACGTATGGATGATGACTGGTACACCTGCATCGCAGTCACCAGCAGATGCCTACGGCTTGGCCAAGATCGTCAACCCCGAGGGCGTACCCAACTTCTTTACATCATGGCGCGATAAGGTGATGAACAAGATCACCCTGTACAAGTGGGCGGCAAAGCACAACGCTGCCGATCTTGTGCATGAAGCACTGCAACCAGCGATACGCTTCAGCAAGGCGCAGTGCCTTGACTTACCCCCAGTGCTGACCACCACACGCGAGGTTCCTCTCACACCACAGCAAGCCAAGTACTACAACATGCTCAAAGAACGTATGCTGGTGCAAGCCGCAGGCGAGACGATCAGCGCAGTCAACGCTGCCGCTGGTGTGAGTAAGCTGTTGCAGATTAGTTGTGGTGCTGTGTATACCGACGAGAAGGAAGTCGTTGAGTTCGATGCCGCCCCACGCCTTGGTGTGCTGGAAGAAATCTTGGATGAGACTACACGCAAGGTAATTATCTTCGCGCTGTTCAGGTCAAGCATAGACACCATACAGAGACACCTGACCAAGAAGAACATTGCCAACGAGTGCATCCACGGCGGTATCACACCCAGTAAACGTGCCGACATCATCCACCGCTTCCAGCATGAACCAGACCCTCGCGTATTGGTAATGCAGCCGCAGGCTACGGCGCACGGTATCACGTTGACTGCGGCTGACACCGTAGTTTTCTTTGGGCCACTGATGAGCGTAGAGCAGTACATCCAGTGCATTGCACGGGCTGATCGCAAGGGGCAGAACTCCGACAAGGTGACTGTCATCCACATCCAAGGCTCACCCATTGAGCGCAAGATGTTCAAAGCATTGGAGGGAAAGGTAAGTGAGAACTCACTCCTAACTCAAATGTTTGAGATTGAAATAAATTCTTGAAAGGAGTTGCAAAACAAACGTAAACGTGTAAACTGTCCAACCTTAGACAAACAATAAAACAGGAGAAGTAATGGAAGACACCAATATTCCGCTCGACAAACTCGTGAAGATTTACCGTAAGATAAAAATGGAAATCGACACAATGACCCAAGAGTACGACACCAAACTGGAAGTACTCAAGAGTCAACAAGACGAAATCAAATTTGAAATTAAAGATCAGATGAAGGCGCTGGGCGTCTCATCTATTAAGAGTCCCTTTGGGACTGTGTCCATGATGCTCAAGACACGCTACAACACAAACGACTGGTCGTCGTTCAAGGATTTCATCCTTGAGCACAGCGCAGTTGACTTGCTGGAGAAGCGTGTTGCTCAGACCAACATGGCGCAGTTTCTTGAAGAGAACCCGGGGGTTGTACCGCCGGGGTTGAACTCAGTTACTGAGTTTGAAATCCGTATCACCAAACCAACCAAGTGAGCTTTTTATATGACAAACATAACGCTTTTTTCGTCTGCAAACGTACCTGCATTTGCTCGTAACAACGAGTTGTCCGACACCGCTAAAGCCCTCACAGGCGGCAGCGTATCCAACGTCAAGCGCATCTCCATCAAGGGTGGTGTGTTTCGTTTAGTAGCTGGTGGCAAAGAGATTGCCGCAATTGATGATCGCCATCTGGAAGTCATCATTGTGAAAGCTGCCCCCAAGGTTAGCCGTATCTTCTACTCTGCATCCTACGATGCTGACAACATCACCGGCCCTGACTGCTGGAGCAATGATGGTGAGCGCCCTGACCCCACTGCGGATAACAAGCAGTCTGAAACCTGCATGAGTTGCCCCAAGAACATCGCGGGTTCAGGTCAAGGCAACAGCCGTGCTTGCCGCTACCAACAGCGCTTAGCTGTTGTGCTGGCAAATAATCCTGAAGGTGATGTGATGCAGTTGACCCTACCAGCCACTTCGGTGTTCGGTAAGGAAGAAGGCGACAAGCGTCCTCTGCAAGCCTATGCACGCTACTTGGCGGTGCAGAACCCTCCTGTCAACCCCGAGCAGATCGTGACCGAGATGCGCTTTGATACCAAGGCTGAGTCTCCCAAGCTGCACTTTAAGCCTGTGCGCTGGTTGACGGACGACGAGTACGAAGTCATCAAAGCCCAAGGCGAGACCGAAGACGCCAAGCGTGCGGTCGTTATGACCGTGGCTCAGAGTGATGGCGTGAAAGCCAACGCTCCCAAAATGGTGCTGGCTGGCGCACGCCCTATGGGTGAGTTGACCAAGGAAGAAGACGCTCCCGCGTATGAGCCAATTGCCGCTAAAGCCAAAGCCAAAGCCAAGCCTGTGGTCGATGCTGAAGATGAACCCGAAGTCCGCAAGGATGCCGCCAAGCCGTCCGCTGTGCCTGCCAAGAAGGGCAAGCTTGCTGACATCGTGTCCGACTGGGATGATGAATAACTAGGAGAAGGGGGCTTTGGCCCCCGCACTATGGCCTACTCACAAAAAACAATCGACGCGATCATGCGTGCCCCCAAGACTCAAGGCAATCAGCTTGGGCGGTGGGCGGCGCATCACAACTTCTCAGTTGTTCGCATTTCAAAAGCGTTGGGTGTGTCAAGACAGACTGTGTACAACTGGTTCGAGGGTGGTGACATCTTCCCTGCTTACGAGCACCGCGTTGATACGCTTCTCACATTCCTACAACAATCACACTCAGCCGACGAAGCATGGAGAAAAATATGTCAGCACTACAACCTCGTACCTTAAGTAATCAAGAACTCATCAAGTACTTTGCCATGTACATGGACGACACTGAATTCGGTGCGCCTATTGAATGGCAGATCGAACTTCTGCGCCGTTTCACTGCTGTTGCACCAGAAAAAGATTTCCCCCTGCGCGACCCCAACCAACTCGACCTGTTCTCTTAAACCCAAAGGATTCCCATGACTCCGCTTGAATTTCTAGCGGTGGTTTTGCCGTCTCCGGATAACGGGTTGTACTGCGCGGCAGAGCTAACTACAAAGAAAAAAGAACACACGTTTGTTCAATATATTGAGGAGATAGAACCAACCGTAGGTAAGTGGGTTACACAGAACAAGGACATCTATTTTGCGTTGTCCACATTTGAGAAGTCGGGTAAGCGCACAGCAGAGAACGCTCGCCACATTCGTTCCCTGTTCATTGACATGGACGGGTATGAGAACAAGAAGGCTGCTGCCTTTGCGCTAGATGGGTTCCTTGCCAAGACTGGGATTGACCTCTTAGGCAGTCCCTACATTGTGAGTTCAGGTGGTGGACTGCACTGCTACTGGCCATTCACAGAAGATGTGGAGGTCGATGAGTGGAAGCCTGTTGCCGAGAACTTCAAGCGCCTGTGTAGACAAGAAGCTCTGAGTATCGACATGACTGTGACCGCAGATGCGGCAAGGGTGCTACGCATCCCTGAGACGTTCAACAACAAGGCCAAGTACGCTACGCCGCGCCAAGTGCGCATACTAGCCGAGGGCGACAAGTTTGACTTCCACGACCTTGCCAATCACATTCAGAGTCAACTCAAGAACGCACCACCACCCATACCTCCCAAGGGTAAGACCGACCTAGCGTTGCCGGGCAAGCGCCCTGAGATGGCACTGTCAGCGACAACAGTCAAGCTGTTTGAGAACAGCGTCACGAAGTTTAAGCACATCTACAAGAAGACCAAGGATGGCGTGGGCTGCGATCAACTCAGGTACTACGCTGAGAACGCAACCGAGGATGGCATGGAACCGTTGTGGCGCGGGTGGTTGAGCATTGCACAGAAGTGTGAGGATGTGGAGAAGGCGGCAGTATGGCTGTCCGACCTGCACCCCTACCCTCATGAGCGTATGCATCAGAAGTTGGCTGAGATCAAGGGGCCATACCCCTGCGTGAAGTTTGACTCAGAGAACCCCGGCATCTGTGACGGGTGTCCACATCGGGGCAAGATCACCAACCCGCTAGCGCTTGGGCGTGAGACAGCGGTGACCACAGCCGAGACCACCATCAAGGTTGAGGGCAGCGACAAACAGATCGTCAGACCCGAGCCACCGCGTGGCTACGCATACGGTATACGTGGCGGTGTATTTATGGAGAAGGAAGACTCAGACGCTAACGGTCAAGTCACCAAGCGTCAGATCATGCTGTTGCCCTACGATATGTTCCCTGTGGACATCTTGAGCCATAACGGTGAGCACCTTGTGCATATGCTGGCGGTACGTGACTACAAGGTGCAGGCTGTGTCGTTCCCGCAGAAAGCCGTGGTCAGCAAGGACGAGACAGTCAAGGCGCTGGCACAACAAAACGTCATGGCTACATTCGGCTCGGGCAACGACAAGAACTTGTACGACTACGTGCGTGCTTGCGTGGAGAAGATGAGTAGCGAAAAGAAGCCCATTGAGGTGCCCGACCACTGCGGCTGGCAACCAAATGACACATATGTTTGGGGCGGAAAGATTTACTCTCCGAATAAAGAGCCAATCGAGGTGCCGATGCCCGGCCTTGAGAACATCACAATGAACTCCAAACCTGCCGGAACACTGGAGAACTGGCGCAGGTTTATTGACTTGCTGGTGCGCAGGAAACTGTGGGATCACTTAGCCATCATCCTTGTGGGCGCTGGCTCACCGCTGATGCGCTTCACAAAGCTACACGGCTTGACTGTTCACTGTGCCTCGACCGACTCGGGTACGGGCAAGTCACTGGCGCTTGAGGGCGCTGCATCTATATGGGGTCACCCTACCCACTACCGCACAGGCGCAGGCACTTCTCCTGTTGCGATGCAACAAAGGCTTGGCCTCTTGCACAGCAACCCACTCATCACGGATGAGATCACGAGCAAGAACCGCGACGAGTTTGAGTGGTTCCCTGCCTTCTTGCTTAGTATGACCGAGGGGCGCGGCAAAGAGCGCATGGAGTCTGGAGCCAACAAAGAACGCTTGAACCTGTCTACATGGGCAGCGATGGCGATCATGTCATCAAACACCCACGCCGTGGACTACCTGACAGGCACACGCAAACACGCTTCTGAGGGAGAGCTTCGCCGCTTGCTTGAATACATCATGGACGAGAAGCTTGAGTGGGATGCGGACGAGATCGAGATCATCAAGTCTTTGAGCAGTAACTACGCTGTGGCCGGTGTTGTCCTAGCGCAGTACATGGTTGACAACATTGAGACGGTTGATACGCTGGTGCTTCAGACTGTGCGTCAGATGTACACCGAGTACCGTGCGCCCAACGATGAGCGATTCTGGATGGCAGGCGTTGGCTGTGCCATAGCCGCCGGTATATTGATGAACAGCGAGCACGCAGGCATTGCCGAGTTCCCGTTGGTAGAGATCATTGAGAGTTTTCGCAAGCGTATCAATCACCAGCGCGGCAGCATCAAGGGCAGTTACCGCAGTGCCGAGGACGTACTCAATGCGTTTGTGCAGGAGTACCAAGGCAAGTTTGTGGTGGTGCGTTATGGCGAGAAGGCTGGCCCACTGGCGCACTTGGGAGACGGCTCGATGGTAGACAAGAACACCACACGCGCAGAAGTTATGGGGCGGGTCGAGCACGGTGTCACCGCAGGGCATGTGGACTTCTTCATTGAAGAGCGTATGCTCAAGTCATTCTGTTCCAACATGAGTTTTGGTTATGCCAACTTCAAGCGGTATCTTGAAGCGCAGTTTACGGTGTCGTATATAGCCAAGAAAGACATGATGTCCAAGACCAGCGCACCACCTATGCGTGTGACTGCCATGAAGATTAGCCGCGCTGTGACGGAAGTAGATGAAACGCTTATCCATCAAATACCCTTGGCAAAAGACTGAGCCGGGGCAGGGGTTCTTTGTTCCCTGCCTCGACCCTGATGCTGTCCGTACCGAGGGTTTAAATCAGGCGCTCAAGCACAGGATATTTAACGCCAAAGCCACTCAGTGTATACGGGCGGGGCTTATCGGGGTATGGTTTTATCGGTAGCCTGCTCTACCGTTGTGGCAAAGCGGGTTTTTAGCTTACGAAGCTCATCCAGTTGTTGGCGTTTTTGCTCAGGTGACGCACTGGATGCTTTAATTGCGTTTTCGTACTGGGTCAACTCACGCATGGTGGTGGTGTAGTAGTCTGCTATTTCAGCCGCCGCATACTCATTACCGCGTTTGTTTAGCAACTCCATAGCCTCGGCTTTGTAGCCGCGGTTCATCAAACTTTCAACAGAGTTTTCAACTTTCTTAAACTCGTTCATGCGGTCGTAGACACGGCTGATAATGGCTCCAGCATCGTTAGGCTGGAAGGCGCTGCCCACCACAGGCATATTAGACAAACGCTTGACCGCCGCTTCGGGGCCTTCGCTTTTGGTAAGTCCCAAGCCCACAGCCTGAACAAAAGCTAAACCCATAGCGCCTGTGTAGCCTTGCACCAAGCTGTCCAGAATAACCGGTGACACACCTGCTGCGCGTCCAATAGTTTTGGAAACTTCCGAAGTGTTTTCACGGAACTGGTCTTCTGGAAGCAGTCCTTTTTCTTGCGCAGACAGTATGTCACGGCCTGTATAGAACGACTTGCCAAGACCCGCTTCAATAGCTGGGCGCATGGCTTGCGGTATGCCGTAGGATGTGCCGCCGGGAATGACTTGTTTCAAGATGCTGCCAAACGCTTTGACCGCCTCTTCGCTGCCGTGCTCGTTGACCATAGAGTTGTACAAGGCTTCGGGCAACGCTTTGAAGATGTAGCCAATCTCAAACGGGATGGGTATACGCACAGGCTCTTCAACACCGGGCACACGAAGGAACCAATTGCCATACTTCTGTTCTGGCGTGGCGTTTTTGTATGCCTCGTCATCTTGCATCATGGAGGCATACGCCAACGTACCAGCGGCAATCATGCCGCCACGCAACAAAATTTTCTTTTGAATCTTTAACTTCTCGTTGAATGGCATCTTGCCAGTCATGGCCTTGTACAAAACATTCAAGCCTTGAATCTGCGCATTAAAAAATGGAATCAACGAGTTAGCCATGTGCACGCTAGGAGATGCGCCGCGCTTGTTAAAGTTCATAGACTCCAGCGACATCAGCGTAGCTTCCATCTCAGACAAGCCTTGGTTGATGTAACTGTTGTACTGGGCACGGCGGGTTGTTGCATCCGCTTCCATGTTGATGGCTTCGAGCTTGCCAAACGCTTGCACCCAGCCGCTCTTATTGTCAGCAATATCACGCAAGATTTTGGAGATGTCTTCGCTTGAACCTGTAAATATCTGACCGCCTGTAATGCCTCGGCGCTCAAGCGTCTCGCGTGTGGCTGATTTACCAAGCTGTCTAAGCGCCCCAATAACCGGCATGAAGTCCGCACCGACAAGGATGGGCGCTGCCAAAGAGTCACGGAACAACTGCCTCGCCGCGTACAACGGCGATGCTGTGACGGCTTTACGCAAGAACGTAGCAGGCATACCAAGCAGTCGTAACATGCCGGGCATTTGTGTGGGGATACCCTCCATGCCTTTGACCAATACATCGGCAGGTACGCCAGCGTCGTCTGTGTTGATGATGGCGTAACGGTCTTCGCCGTCTACCTTGAAACGCACAATATCAGGGCCAACCATTTTGGTCTTACCAATCTTGGCTAAGTCCATGTTGGCCAACTCAATGACTGCGTTCTTGGTTGAAATGTTACGCAAACCCATGTCTGCCAGCATGTTGGTGTTCTGTACCGAGCTAGTCATGAAGTCAAGGATGGGGCGGTCGCCGCCAACAAGTTCTT